TTTAACATTTTATTCAACCCCCCTGAATAACCGAGAGCCTCAAGCCCTGCTCTCATCGCATCGTTGACACTTTTAGCTGTAGAAGTCCCTGCTACATCAAGCCAATACTCTTTCCACAATTCGTTTAAATTTCTTTTTGATCCGATTGCCATTATTTAGCCTTCTTCTTTTTTTTCTTCTTTGACTTGACTTCATTACCATCAGCATCGCATTCCTTAAATCTTTCACTTAAAGAATCTAAATCGTGCCTGGATTGGTCAAATGCAAATACACTTCCATCTTCTTTCTTAAAATACATTTCTTTCCTCCTAATAGGGCGGAGTTTCCCCCGCCCACAATTAGTTTTAAACAGTGATCAACTCACGTCTGTGAGCATATAGACACCAAAAGCATCTTTGATTTCTATAACACCACATTTTACTGATGCAACGTATTCAGTATGCTGATAGCTTGCATCTCTTTGTGATTCGATACTCATCAAACCAGCAGAAGAAATACCAAGACCTAAAGCACCTTTAGCGAACATACCTGCTGGGCAATCGTTGTTACCATCTTCAGTTACTTCTTCAGAATAGTATAGATTGATTCCACCAAGTTTTCCCACATAACCGTTCTCAAGCATTTGAGCTGATACAGGGTTATCTGCGAATGTTCCGCTTGAACTTGCAACGATCAAACCTTGAATACCTTTAGCACCCCAGATTTGTTTGCTGTTTCCAACATAGGAAAATGCACCGGGAGCACCCGAGCTATTCAAAAGCCTTGCACCTTCAAAGAATTGGTCTAAAGTCAGAGCCGTTCCAGCAGAGCCAGAGGTCTGCGAGAAGCCTGCTATTAGATCAGTAAGAAGATCGTCAACTTTTAATGCACAAGCGTGACCGAGGGTTAAGCCTACGTCGCCTGTGAGGTCCATTGCACTACCAAGTACCGCCAGATCAGAAATATCAGAACGAACAACATAGTTCCCTATTGTTGCTGTTTTAGCCGTTGAGGCCACAGCAATAGATGATCTTTCCGAACCTTCAGACAGTGATGTTACATCAGACGAAGCCTTTGCTGTATATTCAACAAAGGTAACTGATGCAGCACCAGCCGGGGCGGATGCGGTAGTAACAAGAGGAGACATCACATTCGCTTTTTTGAATTGATGTATAGCTTCAGCCTGTATAACGTCATTAGCACTGACGGAATAAGAACCGAAACTGGATTTTTGTGTTACAGCCATTATTTATTAACTCCTGTTCAGGATTGAGTAAATAGCTTGTTCCATACACCACTCTTTACGTCCCTATGCTTTGCATAACCCTCCGGGTCTTTAACTGCAAATTCAGCTAATGAATCATAGCCCCCAAATTGATCAGGCATTTCATTGCTTACTTTAGCAGGGGAAACGTGTTGAGTCAGTTCTGAAACAATGGATTCTAATGTCTCAATGTCCTGAACTTTTTGAAATTTTTCACGTTTATCTTCAGGCAGCTGTCCTATTAACGCTTCTCGGCGTGCTACCTTATATGTCTCGAGTTCTTCCTTGTATGGCAAAGCATCGTCCCTTTCAGAACGGAGTCGGGTAATCAGTTCATCCTTTTCCCCTTCGGCTATCATCAAATCTTCCTGCCGTTTCTTATCTGCTTTTGCCGTTGATTCAAGTTTGTCCTCCAAAGACCTCATCTTTTTGTTGACCTCTTGGAATCGTGCATAAGGCACGGAGTCAACTTCCATTTTAACGTCCTGTTTGACTTCAGGCTCTTTAACGTCAGCCACGACTTTTTCTTCACTCACTTTTACCTCTATTCGAGTTGAAGATGGCATCCCATTTCTCTTGCGATATGTGGGAGAATGTTGACCGGGGATTGTCACCGTGTGGTATACTCTCCTGCCCTGCTAACATCCGAAAGCCATCCTCTCTATTGATTACCTCCTTACCATCCCATAAATAAACTTGCTCCCCATCCTTCTTTATTGCCGTTGAAATTCGACCAGAAGGATCAGGATTGTCCATAAACGGTAGATCGGTAGGAGTCTTATCCACTGATTCAATATCAGTCTTTTTAAGTTTTTTGCTCATCCAATTTTTATATCTATTGATTCAAATCTTATTCCGTTATCACCTGGGAATGGTATGGTATGATCGGCATTATTATAAAATATTTCATCTGGAATACCTTTTGGAAAAGCATCACAAATGGGAATTGTTATTATAGCATTTATTCGCCAATGTAAACATTCCATACATTTTGGATGAATTGGTTTCATATCAATCTTTATAATATTTATCTATAATTTTACCAACCTGAATCGCAAATTTTGAAGCTGTTGGATCGTGTTTATACATTGCAAAAGATTCTGCAATAAATTCATCTAAATCCTTTTCTGCATATCGTGAAATAAATATTTTATTCTTCTCTGCTATTGCAGTTTCTGCTAATTTTTTACCCATTTCACTACTATCTAATAGATTACCATAATCATCGTAATGTTTAGATATGTTTTTATTTGCTTTTCTTATTGCCGCTCTATATTCTCGTCTAACTGCCATAAATTCGTTTCTAATTTTATTACCAGGCAAATATTCACCTTTTCTTAAATGAGCCTTGAATCCTGCATTTAATGTTCTGGTCATTGTATGTGCAAATTCATGAGTGATTATTGATTCTAATATTGGACTCGCAGAGAATCCTGTATCAAATTCACGCTGTAAGACTTTTTTAATTTTATCCATTGGCATATTAAAATATTTAGGATTAAGACCAATGCCATTTGTCCATGCTTCTCCCCATTCAGATTGCCGGCTTGGGATTGTATTCAGACCAGTTAAATGATATTCATATCCTTCTTTTTTTAATTTTGATAATTGAGAATAAACAACATTTAAGGATTTATCATTTTTAAATTTTTCAAAATTTGGTGTACTTTTAATTCCAATATTATTTAACTTATTTTTTATTGGTGATATTTTTTCACCCCTCACCAACGGCTTGTCAAGGTTCTCGCCTTTATAATCGGCTGCAATTAGTTGACATTGACAACTTTGTTGGCATACAGAGAAGCCAGATTGTGGTTTACCAACAGTCCTCCAGTATTCCATTGTTCCTGTTTCCCCAAGTCTCCTTTCACAATCAGGGCAAGGCTTGGCTGATACAGTTACCCATTGAAATTCCTTTACACCCTTATCAAGGAATCTTCCTTCACTTCCATTACTTCCTGCCATGCTAACACCGCTTTTAACCGTGTTCTTCACCTGATTACGGTAGTTTCCGAAGATGCGACCACCTGTAGTAAGGTCTGACATTAATGTGGCACTAATCGCCGAATCAGTCATTCCGCTTGATCTCATAGATGTTACAATTCCCTGCAAATCCAGAGTAGTCTGTGCAGCCACATTTGATAATTGGTTTCCTAATACGATTGACATATCAGGCACGTCTCAATTCCTGTTCAATTCGTAATTCAATAGCTTTATATGCCGTCTTTTCAGCCGTCTTCGATATACCAAACCATTCTCTCTTTGGTAGATTCCCACCACCTTTTTGATGATACACACCAATGTCTTTACGTTTCTTCGCTGGGATAATCTCAACAACTTGGCGTGTTTTGTTTGCCCTTTTGCCTTTAGGTACATAAGCCTTCTTCATTGTTCCAGTTGCAAATAAGGCTGTGCGTGGCGATGAATACCCCTTCTTCCGTTTATCTGCTATTGTATCGGGCTGTAGCTTTGCCATTGGTGAGCCTGTAATATCTCGTCCATATTTGATTCCGTTTTCTATATCTAATACAACAACATCCGCTGCTTCGTTCAACTCACGGCTCAAATCCAAATTGATCTTTCCTAAATCGAAATTCTTTGTAACAGTTACACTCATATTTTCTTCAATATTTTATCAGCAAACTTCACGCCTTCTTTGTGTGCAGTCTCCACTTCGTCTATATGTTCTTTCAGGAAGGCATCACCAAGAGCCAATAGGTACTCTTCAGGGTCTTTTAATAGATCATCCATATTAATAGCAGCTAATATATTATCAGCATCATCTACGACTGTTTCCCGAAGATCATCTAATTTATCTAAATAGTTATGAACCAACTGTGCCAAGTTTTCTTAATCCTTCAAATGCTGGTTGGGTTGGCTTCTGTGCTTCCGCTTCTACCTTCTTGCTCTCATCGACTTTGTTTAGCTTTGATTCCAGGTCTTCATCCGATATG